AAATTACAGCTCAGTCCTGTTGGATTGCTCATGTTAAATCAGAACATGGAATAACAATGCGTACTAATCGGCAAGGAAATAAAAGAGTTAAACCTTGTCCATTGAAACATAGAGACAAAGTTGAAGAGGCTCTAAGACATTTTATGATGATCCCCTAAATAGGGGATTTTTTTTGACCTTTTTTGCTTTACGTAGCTTTACGAAGAGGTAGGTATGGCTGCACTTAAAGAGCCGGTTAAAATCTTTATAGTTCAGTCGCTTGCTTGCATGGAAACACCTCAACAGGTAGCGGATGCTGTAAAGCAAGAATTTAATATTGAAATTGAGCGGCAACAGGTAGCTCTCTACGACCCAACAAAGGCAACAGGGAAAAATCTAAGTAAAAAACTGAAAGCTTTATTTGATAAGACCCGTGAAGATTTTAGAAATAATGTTTTTGATATCCCATTAGCCAATAAATCATTCCGTATTAATGAACTGCAAAAGATGTATGACACAACAAAGAATAAGGTCACAAAGCAGAACATCATTAAGCAGGTGAAGGATGAAATGCATGGCCATTCAGCGCAATTGTTGGATATTGAATTAAAGCAGCTTGAGATCGAAAAAATCAGAAATGGTGACGGCGAGGGTGCTGACGATCCAACACCAGTAAAAGTTACCATCCAAGTTGTAGACGCGAGTAAAAAAGATGCCGAACATCAATCCGACGCTGAATGTACCTCAGGCTAATTTTTTACAGATGGAAAATAAATTCCGAGCTTTTGTCGCGGGGTTTGGTTCTGGGAAAACTTGGGTGGGTAGCTCCAGCCTTTGTAATAAGTCATGGGAGTTTCCTAAGGTACCTTTAGGATATTTTGCACCTACATATGCACAAATAAGGGATATCTTTTACCCCACAATTGATGAGGTTGCCTTTGATTGGGGGTTAAAGACAAAAGTTTATCAATCGAACAAGGAAGTCGATATTTATTATGGTCGGCAGTATCGAACCACTATTATTTGTCGGTCGATGGATATTCCAGACTCAATTGTCGGTTTTAAAATTGGTCATGCATTGATTGATGAACTCGATGTCATGGCAAAGCTTAAAGCCCAGCAAGCATGGCGCAAAATCATTGCACGTATGCGTTATAAGCAAGCTGGATTGGTCAATGGTATTGATGTGGCCACCACGCCAGAAGGCTTTAAATTTACATACGAGCAATTTGTTAAAGAGGCAAATAAATCAGAGGCTAAGCGTAAGCTCTATGGAATGATTCAAGCCTCAACTTATGACAATGAAGCCAATCTTCCGGACGATTATATTTCTTCTTTATTTGAGTCATATCCACCTCAATTAATTTCTGCTTATTTGGATGGGAAGTTTGTCAACTTAACTAGTGGTGCAGTTTACCCAGACTTTGACCGAGTTCTGAATCACACAGATGAGGAGATTAACGAAAGGGAATCATTACTTATTGGAATGGACTTTAACGTTCTAAAAATGGCTGCAGTTGTTTATGTCATTCGTGAAGGTAAACCAAGAGCTTTGGATGAATTGGTTGGGGTGAGGGATACGCCGACCATGTGTTACTTAATTAAAGAGCGCTTCCCTGGCCATGATATTACAGTGATACCAGATGCTTCAGGTCAGGCAACTTCTTCAAAAGGTTTTAGTGAATCTGATCATGCGATTCTAAAGAAAAATGGATTCAAGGTTGAAGTGAATGGTGTGAACCCAGGCATTAAAGATCGTATCAATGCTGTGAATGCCCAGATCCTTAATGCTGAAGGTGAAAGACACTTAAAAGTGAATACAAACAAATGTCCAAATTTTACGGCCACTCTAGAACAGCAAGTCTATGACAGCTTCGGCATGCCAGATAAAAGTGCTGGTTTGGACCATGTGGGTGACGCTGGCGGGTATCCATTAGCTAAGCGCTTTCCAATCATCATTCAAAAAATATTTAAACGGCGCACAATCGCTGGTTTTTCTCGTTAAACAATGCACCTTTTAGGTGCTTTTTTATTGGTGTATTTATGGCAGTTACTGATAAACATCCGCAGTATATTGCTGCACAAAAAAGCTGGCAGATTATGCGTGACGCCGTTGCTGGCGAAGAGCAGGTCAAACAGGAACAAACCAAATATCTTGCTAAATCTGCTGGAATGATTGAGGCAGAAAAGCAGGGAGATAAGACTGGAGAGATTTATAAAGCCTATCTTAGTCGAGCACAATATCCATTATGGGTTCAAGATTCTCTTCGAACGATGATTGGTCTGGTCTCTAAGCTTGAGCCGAACATCATTATAGAAAGTTCTTTGCTAAAGGGTTTGGTAGAGAACGCTACGAATGATGGTTTTGGGCTTAAACAACTCTTTATACGTATTTGTTTTGCGCTTTTAGTTGATGGGCGCTGCGGATTGCTGGTCGATGTAGATGCTAATGGAATGCCTTACTTCGCCCTTTACGATGCTCTATCAATCATAAACTGGAAAGAAAACAGTATCGGTGGTCGTAAGGATCTAAAGCTGTTAGTGCTCGAGGAGCAATTTGATAATAGCGAAGATGAGTTTGGACATCATACCAAGACCGTCCACCGTGTTTTAGCAATGCAGGAAGGTGCTTTAACTGTCCGTTTGTTTGATGGCTCTAGTGAAGAAGATAAAACTCCGGATCTTGGCGGTAATCAGCTTTCATTCACACCATTTGTATTCTGTGGTGCCACGGATAATTCCCCTAATGTTGGAACTATTCCGCTTTTGACTATGGCTAAAGCGGCTTTAAAGTACTTTCAGCTCAGTGCAGATTATTATCAATCACTTCACCATACAGCACATCCGCAACCTTGGATAAACGGCATCGACAATGATGATGATCCAGATATTAGTGTTACAGGTGTGATGGCAGTCTGGAGCCTTCCTGGTGAATCTCAATGCGGTTACTTAGAAATTTCAGGTAATGGCATAGAACTTACTAAGAGTGAAATGGATGCACAAAAAAATGCAGCATTAGAAGCAGGCGCAAAGGTGGTTGATACAAATTCACAGGAATCAGGTGAAGCACGCCGTGCACGTCAAGATGATCAGCATGCAAGTTTACATAGCATTGTGATGTGTGCAGCTGCTGCTATTGAGCAGTCGATTAAATATGCAGCTCAGTGGTTAAAGCTGGATTCTTCAAAATATGCATTCACGGTAGAGCCTGAATTTATTGTTCAGCAATACGATATCAATCTTGCTAAACAACTTTATGAAGGTGCTATTGCTGGAAAGAATTCGTTCCAGACGTATTGGGAATATATCGCTACTGGAAAGCTACCAGTTCATGATTTCAAGGAAGAGTTGAAACGAGTTGAAGGTGAGCGAGATAGCATGCCGCTTTAGAGGTGTTAAATGGCTTCAGATACTGAAAAATCCTTGATTGAAGTTCTCACTCAACACCAGGCGTATTTATACCGTGCTTCTTCTCAATCAGTTAATGAATTATTAACAATCTTCAATGCTGAGTCGGCTTTAATGCTGTCAAAACTTCGGGATTTATTAGATGAGTTAAATGATTCAGAAAAGGTTGCTCTTGCTGGTGGTCAGTACACAACGACAAACCTCAAAGAGATTCGGGATTTAATCTCTCAGTGGTTTATAGCCTTAAATACTTCTCTACCTGAAGCTTTTGCAGTTTCAGCAACTGCTTTAGCTGTTTATGAAGCTAATTACACGGCGAAGCTTTATGGAAGCAAGATTAAGAAACCTAACGGTGAAAAGCTTTTTATTGCCACTAAGAAGATCCCTTTAGTTGGCGGGGCATTGGTTGATGATCTTCTATCCAAAATAGCTGAAAGTGCCCGCCAAAAGGTTGAATATGCTATTCGGGATGGGATTGGCTCAGGTAAAACGAATCAAGAAATTGTTCAACGTATTCGCGGTACCAAACGCCTGAATTTTGAGGATGGCATCTTAACTAGCAGCAAGTCTGATATCGATCGGACTGTAAGGACTGTTCGTAGTCACGTTGCCAATCAAGCTTATCTTAATAGTTTTAATCAAATTGGCTTTGAATACGTAAAATTGGTTGCAACGTTGGATGGTAGGACATCAAAACTTTGCGCTTCTTTGGATGGTACCGTTTGGGAAATAAACGACCCAGCAAAACGGGTACCGCCGTTACATCCTAATTGCCGCAGCATTCTGGTACCAGTTGAGAAAGATGGTCGACTTGTAGGAGAAAGACCGTTTGTCATGGACGAGCGACCAGTGAAAGACATCCCTAAAGATGAGCGTAGCCATTTAATCGGGCAATTAGATGCCAATACAACTTTCAGAGAGTTCTTTAAGAAAACAGATGATTTCTTCCAGAAAGAATGGCTAGGACCAAAGCGCTTTAAGCTCTATAAAGATGGGAAATTTGATTTTGAAAAGTTCTTTGATCCTGAAGGACGTTTATATAGCTTAGATGAGTTAAGAAAGTTGGATGAAAAAGCTTTTAAAGAGTTGGGTCTGTAATTTTTTCTTATGTTATATTTTTTAAAACATCAGAATTTATACAACATGAAAACAATAGCTTTTATATCTCTTACCCTCATCTCAATCTCTTT